AAGACCTACGGGTGGTGCGCCCGCTACGCACCGAAACTCAATGGATAGCAGCATGGCCTATACCGCCGAGCAGATGATTGAGAAATACATCTCGATCCGCGACCAGATTAAAGACATCAGCGAGAAGCACCAGCAGGAGCTGGCGCCCTACAATGAGGCGCTTAACGTCCTTGAGATGGGCTTGCAGGACGTGCTAAATCAGGTCGGCGGGGACAACATCAAAACCAAGGCCGGAACAGCTTACCGTTCGTCGCACGTCGCGGCGAAGATGGAGGACTGGCCCTCATTCATCAACTTCGTGATGCAGGTGGGAGATACTGAGTTGCTGGTACGCTCAGCGAACAAGACGCGCGTGCTGGAGCACATGGAGGGCGGCGCGGTCGTCCCCGGCGTGTCCCTGTCCACAGTTCACAAGATCAATGTGAGGCGGGCATGATCTTCTGGCCCCTTGTCGTCTTGGCAACCTTGAAATACATCAACTCGCCATGATCGACATCCGCGCCATCGTCAGCCAGATCGTGCAGGCCAAGGGGGCGTCCGATGTGAACGCCTTCGCCATCCTGACCCACAACCTTGTGCGCGAGTACGGCCAGCAATTGCTGGTCAATCTCGCCCAGGCGCTGAACCCGTCCACACCCGAAGAAACCGCCGTCGTCCACTGGCTGCAAGGCAAGCTGGTCGAGATGGCGAGGCAGATCCCCGAAGCAGTTGCACATAAACAGGAGCCAAAAGCATGAACGCCGTCGTCCAGTTCGATTCCACCGTTCCCGCATTCCTGCGGAACGCCAATTTCCTCTCCGTCAACCAGAAGGCTATGCAGGGACTGTCCACAGGTGCGCCGCCGCGCCTGTCCTACCGCGGCTCGCGCTTCCGCTTCGTCGCCGCCGACGGCACCGAGACGCCCGTGACCGAGAACAACGGCGTGGCGATCGACGTAGTTGTGGTGGACGCCAGCGAACACGTCAGCAAGTTCTTTTACAACAAGGCGTATGACCCGAATGCCGAGGATATGTCGCCGGCTTGTTTCAGCGACAACGGCGTCGGTCCCTCGATCCGCGCCGCCAAGCCTCAGTCGCTCCTGTGTGGCAATTGCCCTAACAACGCGTGGGGCTCCAAGATCACGCCGCAGGGCACGCAGGTCAAGGCGTGCAGCGACGTGAAGAAGCTCGCCATCATCCCCGTGAATAACATCAACGGCTCCGCCTACATGCTGACGGTCCCCGGCGCCTCGCTGAAGACCTGGCAGGGCTTCGTTGACACTGTGTCAAAGCGCAATATTCCCGTGCCGGCGCTGGTCGTCCAGGTCAGTTTTGACGTGACCGCCGAATATCCCAAGCTGGTGTTCACGCCGACGCGCTACATCAGCGAGCAGGAAGCGGGCGCGATCCAGGAACTGTTCGGATCCGAGGAATGCGACGAACTGGTCGGGCGCAAGGACACGCCGATTCAGGCGATGCCGGCCGCCACTGGGCAGCATGAAAAGACGGCGCCAATCCCTCAGGCTGCGCAAAACGCCGCGTCTCCGCCGCCCGCCGCGGTCTTCACCCCGCCTCCCGCGCCGCCGACGCCTCCCTTCCTGGGACAGCAGGCCGCTCCTGCCACCCAGCCGCAGGCCGAACAAGCCGCTCCGCGCCGCCGTCGCCGCACCAACGCCGAAATTGCCGCAGCGAACGCAGCTCCCGTCGCGCAGGCCGCTCCAACCCCGGCTCCTGCGCCTGTGTTCGCTGCGGCGACTCCTGCTCCCGCCGCCCCGGCCGCGGGTCCGGCCGATCTGAACGCGCTGCTCGACAAAGTGATGGCTGGGAAATGAGCACGCCGTTTACCACACGGCTGACGAAGGCGCACGCGGCGGCAGGCCTTTCCATTAAGGAGATGGCGATCTGGTTCGACGACATGAGCGAGAGCGTCATGCGAACTTGGTTGCTTGGCCGGACGCCGCAGGCGTATCGTAGGGGCACCGCTGAAAAGAACCTGGCGTTCTTGGAGCAGGAGCTTAAGTCGAAATCGGCGCGGCTACCCTTGGCGGGATCGCTGAGGCAGGGGGAACGTCACGATCATGTCGCAGCCATCAGGAAGCGATACCGCTAGCTTTCTCCGCGCGATATGGCCGTCCGAAGGGTACTACTGCATAGCGATCAAGCCTCCCGGCAAGGGAGGTATGCGGCAGACATTCTTCACGTCGATCGACGACGCCGCGGCCTTTGCGCAGTTAGCCAGCTCCCGGGGACTGGAGACCTATCATGCTTGCGCATCTTACCGCAGCGGAGATTCGCGTAAGGCGTCCAATGCCTATGGAGCGCGGGCCCTGTGGCTTGACGTGGATGTTGGTCCCGACAAGCCTTACAAAAACGACCGTGACGCGCTTGCCGCGATCCTTGCGTTCTGCGGCGCGACTTCTCGCCCAGCGCCGATGGTCGTGCATTCAGGTGGCGGCTGGCATTGCTACTGGATATGCACTGAAACCCTCACGCCGCAGACATGGACGGCGCTCGCTGCCGCGCTTAAATCTCAATGCGCTCAGTATGGATTACAGGCGGACGGAACACGTACCGCGGATTTGGCCTCTATCCTTCGTCCCGTGGGCACCCAAAATTATAAAAGAGATGTTCCAGCGCCCGTTAGTTTGCGACATTACCCCGCGCAGCCAACGTTAGTCGTTGAAAACTTACACCAGACGCCGCCTTCGTTAGCCGTAGACAACAGCCGATTCGAGGTAAAAACCACAGCCACAAAGGAGCCAGCCTATGCAGGACTTGTCGCCCATGCTTGCGGTCAAATGGCACGTCTTCGCGACACGCTCGGGAATATTCCTGAACCTGAATGGTACGCCGGTCTTTGTGTGCTCGCAGCCTGTGACGATGGCGCCGGGGTGGTCCACCAGTGGTCGAGCGGACATCCCAACTACTCCGCGGCGGAGACTGAACGAAAGTTTGCCCACGCCGGACGAGATAGCGGGCCTACGACATGCGCCCGATTCCAGGCAATTAACGCTGCCCCTTGCGCCGGTTGTCCTCATCAGGGAAAAGTTGTCTCCCCCATACAGCTTGGTCGAATAGGCGCGGGGCAAAGCGACGCCGCTGGCGAGGCTCCTGGTGGAGCCCTTCCGACCGATTTGCTGGGCAGTCCCCAATTCAACACCCTAGATGGGATCGCGCTGCCCATTCTGCCCAAGCCCTACCGCTTCGCACCGAACCACGCGCTCATGGGGCAGATTTTCAACGAAGAAGCGCAAGCCTACGAGCCGACGCAGATATATAAATGTCCTTTGTTCCTGGAAACTATCCGGGAGCACGAGCAGACCGGCCAGGTGGCGCTGATTTTGAAGCACTGGCTGCCGCAGGAGAGCTGGCAGGAAGCCATAATTCCGTGGCAGGACCGATCGCAGAAAGCGGTCATCAACCAGATGGCGTCGCAGAAGATCAACATACCGCGTGCATCTGAGCGCCTGATTCTCAATTACCTGGAATCGCTGATCGACGATTTCCAATCGCGAAGGAAGACGGAGATGGAATATGCAAGCTTTGGGTGGCGCAGCGACTTCCAGGAATTTCTCCTGGGAACCGAGTTGTATAGCACCGCCGGTAAGCCCCGGTTCGTCGGCGTCAGCGGCGAGCTTCTTGTTCGTGCGCGACACATGCGCGCGTTTGGAAGCTACGATTCCTGGCGATCTGCCGCACAACCCCTTTTTGCCAATGAGCAACAGGGCATCATGGTTGTTGCGGCCTTTGCCTCGCCACTCATGCGCTTCGTCAACGAGTCCGCCAGCGCCGTCATCGCTGCGGTATCCCCTGAGCCCCGGCTTGGAAAGTCGATGGGTCTTATCGCAGCCCGTTCTATCTGGGGAGACGATTCGTGCATTGACATAGCCACCAACGACACCAGCAACAGCCGCTTCAGAATGATGTCGGTGCTGAACGGCATCCCCGCCACCTGGGACGACATGAGGAAGTCCAATGATCCAGAAGTCATTAAGCAGTTTGTTCTTAGCTTCAGTCAGGGTCGCGATAAAAATCGCCTGGACCGTGCTGGCGCTCTTAGGGCTAATGCTAGTGGTTGGGCTTCTATACTCCTGGCAACTTCTAACATCTCTATAGCCGAACTCGTCGGCCACGACGGCGAGACGGCGCAGCAAAGCCGCATCCTGGAGTTCCGTTTCGAGAAGATGGAAGGGATCAAATACAGCGATGGCATGGAATGGGAGCGGGGCTTGCGCGCGAACCGCGGCACCGCCGGGCGCCGGTACGTCCAGGCGCTGACGCTTCCCGGCATGACCGACTGGCTGCGCGTCGCCGTCCCCCAATTCGTCCGCGAGTTTGAAACGGAGCTGGGCCGGTCGGACGCCAGTTTCTACGCCTCCATGCTAGGCTGCATCAAAGCCGCCGGCATCATCCTGAACCGCGTCGGGATGCTGGAGTTTTCGACCGACCGGCTGGTTGCGTTCGCCGTGAAGAAAGCGAAGGAGATGACCGACCTGATGTATCAGGCGACAGCATCGTCCACGCCGGGCGGCACGCTGAGCAAGTTCATCAACGACAACTGGATGAATGCGCTGATCGTCGCGGATCCCTACCGGCCGCACGCCGATGTGGTCCCGCGCCAGGAACCGCGCGGCAAGCTATGGATGCGCTACGAGATGAACAGCAAGCGCATCTATATCGAAACGGATGCGCTACGCGCTTGGTGCCGGTCCAAAAACATAATGATGCGCGACCTTCAGGCGAAGCTGCTGGACGCGGGTGTCGTGGCCGATCACAAGCGCAAGATCAATCTCGGCGCCGGGACCAACTACTCAGGCGGCGGCCAGGTCTACTGCTGGGAAGTCGTGTCGGACCATCAGGCGCTGGGGCATGTGCGCATCGTTGAAGCGGAGAAGGGGCCGCTCAAGGGGCAGGTGTTCAGGATGACGCCAGGGGCAGCGCATGGCGCCACCGCGTAGACCACCGCTGGAGAACCATTTGCGTGGGCGTGGCAAGATGACGCAGTTTCGCCCGGCGAACGAATACGCGTTTCCCGCTGGCGTCGATCCGTTTGAGCTTTAGATGCCCTTGCTGGCTGCACTTTTCGTCGAGAAAGACGGCGTGTATTTTGGACACCCAAATATAGATCCATGGGATATTAGCCGTGATGCCCGTAACTACAGAGGCCCGTATCCGGTTGTAGCTCACCCTCCCTGCGAACGGTGGGGACGTTTCTGGCACGGCTCGACGCGCAAGCCTCATCAATTCCGACTGGGCGAAGACGGCGGAGCCTTCGCTGCGGCGCTGACCGCCGTGCGCAATTACGGGGGCGTTCTGGAGCATCCTAAAGACAGTCACGCCTGGGCGTATTTTGGGCTTGAGCCGCCGAATATCGCGGGGGGCTGGAGCCGGGCTGATAAGTATGGCGGCGTCACTTGCTGCGTTGAACAGGGGTGGTATGGACATTTCGCCAACAAACCAACATGGCTCTACGGCGTAGGAATAATAACGCCGGAATTGCGTTGGGAAGCCGGGGCGCAACGCCTGCACCCAAAAGCATTAGAGATGTACGGCTATGAAAAAGCCCGACGCATAGGACAAGCCGCCATGATTGGGGGCAAAGACAAAAAGAAAATCAGAGAACGCTCGCCTATCGAGTTTCGCAATCTGTTACTCGCCCTGGCGGCAAGCGCAATCAGTGAGTGATCGCCGGCACCGAAATGGTGATGCCCAGCGACTTCTCCTTATCGACGACCTGCTGGAGAATGGACGTGATCGCGTCCGCCGACTTCTTGCGAAACCGGTTTTCGTCCACCTTGTTGGCGAGGTTGATGACGGCGATCGCCGCGTCTTTCTGAATCGACACCAGCTTGAGCGGGTCGTCGGCCAGAAGGTCAACCTCCAGGTCCAGCACTTCCTCCAGCTTGTCCAGCGCCTGGTCGATCAGGCTCTCCAGGTGCGCGCCGCGTTCCTGCGTCCCCTCTACCTTCGGGCGCTTTTTGCTTTCGCCTAGCGCCGCTTCGGCCTCTTGCCAAAAGCCTTCCGGGACCGCGGGGAAGCCGTCGCTTTGGGGCGCCTTGGGCGGCTCCTGCGCTTTCCATTCCGACCGGCCAATGCGGTCGAGCGCGGCGTTGATCTTGGCTTCTTCGCTCACGGGCGTCGCGCCGGACCAAGCCCGCGGCCGGGGCGATTCAGGAAAACGTCGTTAATGGTGTCGGCAAATCCCGGCTTCGCCGCCTTGGCTGCCGCTGCGTCGTTCTGGGCCGCTTCGCCGCGGGCGATTATATCCATCAACTGTTCAGCTTTCTTAAAGCGTCCGCTGCGGCTTAAGAGAGTCGCGCCCTTGCGCACGGTGCGGCCCACGCCAGGCACGATATCGAGCGCGTCCGCAACGCTGCTGTCGGCAGCAATTTCGTCGATCAGTTTGCGCTCAGCCGGTGAAAAATTGCGCATCGCCAGATCGTCTTTTGCGAGCTGCTGAAACTCGCGCTGGATCATTTCCGGCTTTTTCAGCCGCTTGGCGATGTCCACGATCGTTTCGATATCGTCCAGCTTGAAGATGCGCCGCGCTAGTTCCTTCGCCTGGTTCAGCGCCTGAAGTGCCGCCTTGGGGTCAGCGCCGCCGACGATCTGTTCGGGCTTCAGGTTTTGGATAAAGTCGCGGATCTGCGACGCCAGAATCTGGGCGCCGCGCACATCCTGCGCCCCGCGGTCACCTTCAGCGGCGATCAGCGCCTTTTTGACAAAGCCGCTCGCTTCCTGCTGAAGCGTCTGCAAGTTGTCGATCGTGAGCTGGTGCCCGCGGTAATCCTCCAGCCGGTCTACCAAGTCCTTGGTGTTCGGGTAAATCTTCTCGCTGATCGGCACGCTACCGGACGTAATTTTATTGCTCTTGAGCACGGCCGGCGCGGTGTCGGCAAAGACGCCAAAAGCTTCCGGCTTCACGTCGGCGCCAAGGCGCGACGCTTCGCTGTAGGCGGCATCCTTGGCCTTTGTCAGCGCTTCGCGCGTCGGAGCTGCATTCGCCGCCTTTTCGGCCGCCCGGCGCTGGGAGCCCTCCGCGGCGCTCTTAACCAAGTCGTCGGCGGCGTTAATGGTCGAGCGGGCGACGCCGCCCACCGTGGTCGCGGCTTTATTGACCGCGCCGGGGGCCTTTTTAGCGCCCTGGCGCAGCAGAGCCATAATCTCCTGGGCGGTCCCCGGGATCGCGCCAGCCATGGCCGGAAGCTGTTTAACGGCGCCCCCGGCTGCGACCTGGCTGCCCAGGTCCGCCGTGTTGGCGATCATTTCGGACAGCCATGGAGGCGCCCCAGCGGCTTTCAGGTTGTTCTCGACCGGAGCGCCCACCAGGGTCCTGGAAGCCGCGTTAATCGGGCTCCCGACATACTCGACCGCGCCCAGGGCTGCCTGCCCTGCGCCCTTGGTACGCTCCCAGGGGCTCAAATCGCGGCCCAGGGCGCGCTTCATCCCGGCGGCGACATCCTCCATGCCCTCCGTCGCCATAGCGGCCTGGCGGCCCAGGAACGTCGTGGGTTCCTTGGGTTCTGGCTTCTTCGGCACCGACCAGCCATCAGCGTCCGCGACCAACGCGGGCTTTTTGGCAGGGACGGTCCAGCCCTTATCGTCAGTCGATGTAACCTGGGCCATCAGGGCTGCTGCTCAACGGCGGTGCCGTCGCCCTTCGCACGATACCATTTACCATCGATCTGTTTGAGCGCGCCGGCCTCTACAGTCGCCGGGACGGTAATCACGGCGCCGTTGGGCTTGTCCTGTAAATTGGCAGGGACGCCAGAAGGCGCGGGGGCGCCCTTACCACCCCCATACTGCTGATCATAGGCTTTCAAAAGCCGAGTCTTTGCGCCGCTGGCGTAGTTAATAATCTCCAGCAGATTCTTGCGCATGTTGTCGCCGCCCTGGGGCAGCACCAAAGAAGCGATTTTGGCCTGAAGCGTCTTCACTTCGTAATTGGAGACGTTGCCGAGCGCGCCACCCGTGGGCGACAACTGGCGCATGTTCTGAAGGGCGGCAAAGCCCAGGTTGGATTTCAGACTTTCCAAATCCGCCTCAAAATTAGCGGTCTGTTCTTTGAAGGTCGGCAGACGTGCTTCAATCGGACCAGTCGCGTCGTCGAGACCGGGGTGTGTAAGCAGGTATTCGGCTTTATCCGCAATCGCGTCCAGGTCCGACGTAGCGCCGTCGAGCGCAGGCAGCGCCTTCAATTGGAGCGCGCGCTGCTTCGCGTCCAGCGTAGCCGACGCGCGGGTATTGCGTCCGCTCTCCGCGGCAACGCGGTCTTCGTGCATCAAGTCCTGGCCGCGCTGGGTCGTTGCGTCGCGCATCTGGGCGAGTGTCTTAGTCACTTCCAGCTTGGCGAGCGCCTCGGCGTGGCTCTGGTCCAGACCCTTTTCCTTCAAGTCAAGCAGGCGTTCGCGATATAGCATCGTCTTCGCGATTTCGTCAGCCTTCAGGTCCAGCGCTTCCGACTTCAGATCGAGGCCGCGCGATTCCAGTTCTTTCTTGAGTGCCAGCATGTTGTCAGAAATACGCGCCTTGGCGTCATTATTAAGCTGCGCCAGATTGAGTTTGTTCTGGTTAGTCAGATTAGTCGTGGTGATGCGCCCAGCGATGTTTTCCGTATTGCGTTTATTGCGCCCGCTCTCCAGCATTTCCTGGATCTGCAAATTGATGTTCGCCATGCGCTCGCGCAGCGCAATTTTCGCGGCGTCGCTCGCTTTCGTCGCCTCTAGGCGCGCATACTGCAAGTCCAGGTTCGACGACAACTTGAACAGGTTGTCGAGCCGGGTAGCGTCTTTCAGCGTCAGGTCCTGCTCAGCTTTCCAGCGGTCGTACTGTTCCTTTTGGCTGGCAGCCACCATCGGCGCCATGCCGTTCACGACTTCCGCCACAAGCTGCGGCGGCGCGTCGGGCGCGACCTGCCTCAATGTCTCGATAATTGACGGCCAGGTAAGCGCCGGGCCTGACAGTTCGGGCGCACCGTCCACAACGCCGCCCGGCACCCGAGGCGCGGCCTGAGCGGGGGGCTGAAGGGCGCGCTGGCGCATCTGCGCGGCCATATCAGGTTGGCCGCCTTGGAGCGGTGCGAGGACGTTGGGGAGCGCGGGAGCGCCGCCAGGAGCACCACGCTCCGGTGTCGGGATAGTGCCCGGCGGTCCCGGTGACGCGTTGCCGTTCACAGGCAACGGGAGCGCGCTACCCTGGCCCGCGGCACCCATGACCTTTTGGAGCACGCGGCCCACCAGCTCCTGCGCCTGACGCTTCTGTTCGGCGTCGCGCATCTGCTGCTGGATGATCTGCGTCTGAAGGGCGCGCTGGCGCATCGTCTCCGCAAGGTCCTGGCCTTGGAAGCCTGCGCTCAGTGCGTTTGTAAAGTTGGGTCCGCCGAGTGCCATGACCTAACCGAAAATTTGATTGCCATACGGCGTAAGTGTCGAGCCGGACCTGGCAGGATAGAGCAAGCTATTCAACCAACCAGGCCCGCCGGACCCATAACTACCGCCGCTGCTGAAAAGACCGTTGATGAGACTGGAAAGGCCGTTCAGCCCACCGGTAATCAACGGATTAAGAGCGCCCGCCGCGTTCGCATTGGCGGCGTTGGTGTTGGTCTGTGCGCCCGACGCATTATTGCCGGCGATCTGCGAACCGCCCAAGACCAGGCGCAGGTAGTCGCTGATCTGCGCCGCTGGTTGGTTAGTCAGGTTGCCGATAAGACCGGCGTTGCTCAGGTAGGCATTGAGGCTGGGCAGGCCGCTGAAGTTCTGCGCGGTCGTCATGTTATTGTTGTAGTTGCCGAGCGCGGCCCAATTGTCAGCGTTGTTCATCTGCACGGCGCCGTAGGGGATGGCCCCAGCGTTGTACTCGCTCTGTACCGCGCGATCGAGCAGGTTGCTGCCGGTAGTGTAAGCGCCGCCGATCGCGGGAAGCGCGTTTGCGTACTGCCCGAGGTACTTCGCGAAATCGCCCGTCGTCGTGTCGTACGCCTGATACGGGATCTGTGTGCCGGCCAGGTTGAGCCCTTCGGCCGCACCCAGCGCCTGCGCGCCCTTGCTCGACAAGTCAAACCGCGCGCCGGTCTGCTGGTTGAGCGTCGTCGCCGGAAGCCCGGCGCCGGTCGCGTAGTTGCCCGCGCCGGTTGCCGACAGATTCGCGCCGGTCGTAAGGCCGTTGCCGATGCTCTGGAGCCCGCTGCCGAACGCATTCACGCCCGCGGTCTGCCGCCCGAGCTGCCGATCGCCCCAGCCGAGATTGAAATTGGTAATGGCATCCGAAGCGATGCCCGCGCCAGCACCGGAATTGGTGAGGCCAGAGCGCGCAAGATACGCTGCGATCTGGTCCTGATTCTTCGTCGCCTCGCGGTTATAGAGCGCGGTCTGCGGATCGAACGCGGTGCTGAGAATGGAAGAAATCGCCGGAAGACCGCCGGCCGCCGTGTTGGCGTAGGTCTGTCCCTGCCCGAACGCGTTCGCGCCGCCCGCCTGCAACATATTGCCGCCAGTCTGCGCGCCGGTCAGTTGTTGCCCATAAAACGGATTGTCGAGGTTCTGAATGCCGCCGGCCGTGTAGTCCCCCAGCCATGTACCGACGTTCTGGAACCGCTGCCCGGCATTTTGGGCGCCGCTGACCATTGAGTTGGTGAAGGGGTTGCTGCCGGCGCGCGACATGAGGTTCTGGAACATGCCGTTGATGCTGCCGCCGGTATTCGCGAGCCCGCGGCCCCAGTCCTGCTGCTGTGTAGCATTGCGGTCCGACATAGTACCGGCGTTACGCGACGCATTGACAAGCGCATCAGTAAAAGGATTCGCGGTACTCTGGTTAAGCAGCGCCCCAGCCGCGCCCGTACTGGTGCGCAGCGCGTTTGAATTTATGCCCAGGATGTTGTTGAGCGCGGCGAGGTTGAGCGGTGTAGCCGTATTGGAGACACCTGTGCTGGTGCCAAGATTGCCCTGGAGCAAGCTGATCAGCGCCGGGTCGAGCGTCTCCGCGCCGGTCGGGATGTAGTTGTAGGTGCCGTAGCCGCCGGGTTCCGGCGTGTAGGAGCCAGGTTGTGTCTGTCCCGGGATGCGCTGCGCGGTCGCCATGCCCGAAAGATAGGGCGCCAACTGCGCAAGATTAAATCCCGTCGTGCCGCTACCGCCGCCACCATTAATAGCGCCGCCGAGCAGACTGCCGCCCACCGCGCCCCAGGGGCCTAGAAACGCGCCCCCGGCAATCGGAAGCACCGCACCAATAAGATCGCCAAACCAGCCCATATAGACCCCCGTTCCCGGCTAGAATAGCAGGAAACTAGCCGCCGCGCCAAGGCGCTTAAGGCCCGGTGAACACGTCGAATCTCGCCACGTAGCCGTCCGCGGCTCCGAACCACAGTGCGGCGTGCGGGTCGTGGGGGAAGGTCAGGGGATCGCTCCCAAGCTCATGGTCGTGAATCACCGTACCGTCCAGGAGAATGACGAACCCCTGTCCGGGCGTGTAGTCGATCCTCAGTGTGTGCGGTCCCGGTGACACCGGAGAACTGATCGGCGTTGCCAGGGTGGGGCGGTAAATCCACACCTTCACCGGATCGCCTGGAGCCGTGCAGGATATGTACGCAGCGGCATATGTGCCCGTGGGGTCGCCGTCATCCACCCCACCCCCGTAGATCACAGGACCCATGTAGGAGATACCGGAACAGTCGTTCGTGACGTTGACCACGGCCTCGACGGAGATAGGCTGGCTGCCGTCAAAGGTTCTGGCACTGACAAGCGCCATGCCGGGGTCGCCGGAATGGAAGCGTAAGATGCCATTCTCGGGCTGGAAGCACACATTGGGCTGCGGGTCGATGCAGCCGCTTCCGCCCCCATCGGCCTGCGGCAGAACGCCCCACACGGCATCGGGAGGCAGATCGCAGACGAACGGGGTGAGCAGCCCAGGTCCGCCACAGCGCAGTTCGATATGCAGCGGGGGCGTCCAGTCGGCGGCGAAGGCGAGCACACCGGGGCGGCTGATGGGCGCTGGCGGTGCCGTGTTCCCAGGCCCAGGCTGTACCCCCGGTGTTTGACCACCGGCACAGCCCGCCAGCAATAGCGCGAGCAGGATCAGTGCCCTTTGCACGCACGCACCGCATCACGAAGCTGAATGCTGTCGCGCACGAACCGGCGCGTCGTCGGGCCGCTGGCGAATACCTCGGCGTCCAATTTCGTCTTGAACGCGTTGTCGTACTCGACCAGGGTGAGCGCGCTACAGTTTCCGATCGGGGTCGAGCAGGCGCTTATGCAGCTCGTCATCATCGCGAGGGCTGCCAGCCACAGCATCGGCAATTTTGGACGCTGTTTTGGCATTCTCTTCCCCCTGCTTCGCCTTCAGCCGGTTCTCGCCGCTGCGGCTCGCGAACCACAACACGCCGCCCAGCACGCCAGCGACTATCGCCGCGCCGATAACGTCAGTCAGACCCATGCGACTTCTGCCCGGCGAGGATGGCGCCCGCGAGCGCGGCGAGGCCGGTAGAAATCTGGCCGGCGACTTCCGGCGCGATCTTCCATGACAGCAGCGAGCCGAGAAGCGCGATAAGTCCGACATAGGTTGACGGCTCTTTCAGCCGGTCAAGCAGATACTGCATTTGAACCCCCTGCGGTTTCGTAGCTGAACTTCGGCTTAAACTGAACGTGAATGTGATCGACTTCAATCTGCGCGAAATAGTCCGGCGTCAGGCGCTTCTGGATCATGCCGAGCGCCACCGGCACCTTGTCCATCGGCAGGCTGTTCGTGCGCAGATCCACCGCGTTCCCGCTGTAATGATACGACCCATCGACGTGCTTGCCGTCGATTCCGGCCGTCACCACCAGATCGAACCCCAGTTCGCGATACACACCTTCGGCCACGATGATGGCAAGCACGATCGCGCTCGACAGCCCAAATACGCGCACGTCCTGCTTTAGATGAAGGCTCATTTTAATGTACGCAGTCCATCAAGAACGCCGCTCCACATGGCCCGAACGAGCCAGACAAACGCGGCGGAAAACACCAATATCCAACCGGCAAGTTTTGTTTTCTCGATGCCGAGCCGCCACGAACGCACGTAAGCGTGATCTTTAACGATAGCCGCTCTTGATTCCGGGGTCGATACGTCATACCCAATAGTCTCAAGCTGCTTGGCAAACTCTTCGCCTATCCGCTCAAAGTCGTGTTCGGTCAACACCCCTGCGCGGCGTTCTGTAGTCATTTGAACGCAACTCCCTACACAGGACAGTCAGACTTTTCCACCTTAGCGACACGCTTCTTGCGCGCCTTTCCGGCTTTGGAAAGGGCAATCGCGACAGCCTGCTTTTGCGGCTTCCCCGCCTGAATCTCAGCGCGGATATTGTCGCTAATGACCTTCCTGGATTTGCCGGGTTTAAGCGGCATGGCTAGACCGAGAAGTCGGCCTTTTCCATCTTGGCGATGCGCTTGGTACGCGGAGTGACCGTGCCCATGCCCTTGGGAGCCTTGTTCTGCGGCAGCAGCGCGGAAACCTGCTTTTTGGACGACTTACGCGCGCCGTCCATGCCGCCCATCTTCTTTTTCATGCCGACGCCCGGCGCTGACTTTTTCATATCGCCCTCTCAGGTGTTGATGGGAGTGAACACGACCGTCACGTTGGCCGCGCCGATGCCGATAGCCGAGGCGTTGGTGCAGCCCTGCGGCAGCGATTCCGTCAGAACCGTTGCAGGCGGAATAGTGCGCATTGACGTTGTGGCGGTCGTAACTGATGGCGCTCCGATAGGAGAAAACACGAAGGCAGCCGAACCGGTCGTGCTCAAATTCGCAATCTCGACCGATCCCATCGTGCCGATCTGCACGCTGGTCAGCGTACCGACGCCGGTTGTCGTAGTAAGCGAAACCGAGGCGCCGGTACGGACGACTGCCGAAACATGCTCCATCGCTTAGAGTTCCGCCGACAGCTTGATAGCCGAGCCGCCGCCAGTGCCCTGGAGGGTCGTGGCGTGACCGGCAGTGAGCACCGCGGACCCGATCGTGGCGAGGAAGCTCACGGCGTTCGCCGTGGACAGGCCCGCGGTCGTGTTGATCGTGCCGGTGATCGTACCGCTGATTGTGCCGCCTGCCTGGGTCAACACCAGACCGCCCGCAGCCGCCGGGAAAGTGGCGGTCGGCGCGGTACGGAACGGAACGAAAATGGGCAGGTTGATGACCGCCTGGGTCGTGCTGAACGCCTTACCCATCGCGACGACGCCCAGCGACGCCGGTTCGTTGAACTGCTGGTAGAAGCGCTGGCACAGCACCGTTTCGATCGACGCCTGGCGCCGTTCAAACGGGGACGGCTGCACTCCGCCGTTTGGCATTACTTCGAGCTGCACGCCTGCGAGCTGGAACCAGTCGTCAGCCCCCGCGGTGCCCACGGGCGTCATGGTGAATTTGACGCCAAGCTCCAGCGCAGCGGCCGGAATGACGCAAGCGACGCTGTAGCGCGCCCAGGAGGTTGTGAGCGTGACGCCGGTAACGGTTGTGCCGGCGGAGCCAGTCAGGGTCGCGGCGGCGTAGCCGGCCCATGATGCGGCGAACAGGCCGGCCGCACCTTGATCCGCGGTCGTGCCGGTCGCAATGGTGACGCCGAGCACGCTCGACGCGGCGGAATAGTTAGCGCCGGCCTTCGCCCAGAAGGAGAAGACGCAGGGCTGACCCTGGAACTGGTAAGTATCATTGGCCGTGAGCACCTGGGCCAATTCAATGGCAGTGGTGTCGGCGTTCGCCGCGGTGCGCTGGAACTGGAGTGCGGCGCCGAAGTCAATCGGCAGGCCGGCGGCGGTCGTGTACTTGGAGACTGCGATCGAGCTGGAGGCCCCGCCCAGGGCGCACCAGCGATCCGCAGTGTAGGTCAGGGTATTGGCGATGGCTGCGAACGATGTCGCGCGCTGCCAGGGATTGGTCGTGAAATCGCCGCCAATGATGGCATTGCGGAAGCTGGTGGGCGACGAAGCGAGCTGAAGCGTGTTCTCGTTGATGTCCTGAATGACGCCGTTGATCGTGCCGATGATCTGCGAGGCTTCGGCGTTGGACGCCGTGGACGAAAGAAGTGCGACAGCCATGATTGACCCCCATTAGCAGGCGTTAAAGCCTAATGTGTATACCTATAGTAGCAGACCTTAAACTGTCGGCCAAGCCGCCAAAATGTCGCTTTTCTGCTGCGCCGTAACGATGCTCTTGGCCTGCAAAAGCGTTAAAATCGCGGTCATTTCGTCTTTCGTCAGCGTCGCCTGGCTCTTGAACAGCTCATAGGCGCCGATCACCGCATTGTCCGCGCTGTCCCGGCAAGCTTTTATGATGCCGCCCAGCGTCGCATTGCCACCCACCGCTGCCGCGGCGAATGTCGCAAACTCCAGCTTGCGCACTTCCTTGTAGGTCGGAAGCAAAGGCGCGGCGGGGTTTATCCAGCCGCCGCTGCCGTCCGAAGCCGCACCGTGCTGCACCGAAGCCGCCACGGCCTGGACCTGCCAGCCGGACGTATTGATGCGCGGGAACAGAGCAAGATACCCCGCGGCGTCCGCCGCAGGCTGGGGCTCCAACGCCTTCCCCGATTCAACATGCGCAAAAACCGGCATAAATCACCCGTAGAATGTCACGAAGCCATAACCGTTACCGCCCGCGCCGCCGGTCCCCGCAGCCCCTACCCCGCCCCCACCGCCGCCGCCTAGGCCGCCGGCACCCGGAGTACTGGTGCCGCCGCCGCCGATGTTAGCGGCACCACCCCCGCCGCCGAATGCCCCGCCGCGTCCCCCAGTAAAGCCGCCGCCGCCTGTCATAGCGCAACCGCCACCACCCCCACCTAAACCCCCTGCGCCGGCAGTTCCCGCTCCCGCCAACGCACCGCCACCCCCACCGGGCTCGCCATCCTGTGTCGCGCCACCGCCCGCGCCCGTGGCGTTAATCGCCACGTCGATCAACGGCTGGGAACCAATGACCATCGAAGATGCGACGGTTACGATATAAGTCGTCGCGCCGATGATAGCGCGGCTTGAACCGATACCCGCCCCGCTCGTCGTAGCGTTCGCAGCCGCCGCCGCAGCAGCGCCGCCGCCGCCAGTCTGGTTGCTTACGCCGGCAGAAGAAGCACCGCCGGCAAAATTCACACCGCCGCCGCCCGTTGCGGCGCTCGTAGTGCCGCCAGAAATAGCCCCGCCCGCGGCGAACAGGCCGCCACCGCCAGATGCGCCGATGATACCCGCCACCGCGCCGCCAGCGCCGCCGACACCCAGAGGCGAACCCGCAGCCCCACCGCCTGACGCGCCGCCGTTGACCGAGACATCCCCCGCGGCGCCGCCGCTGAAATTGACCTGGCCGCCTGAAGCAGTGCCGCCCGTCGCCCCGGTGATGGCACCCGCCCCCTTCGTGCCGCCCGTGCCCCCAATAGCCGAAAGGCTAATGCCGCTCACGCTGGTCGTCAGGGTTGACGTGCCGCCGGTAGTGCCGTTCGCGTTCGTGCCGCCGGGACCGCTCGCGCCAATCGTGAAAACGAAATTCTCGCCAGGCGAACACGGCCGCTTGGTTTCAGAATAGCCACCACCACCGCCGCCAGATGCGCGGTCGTTCGCGGTAGTGGACTGCGCACCGCCGCCGCCCGCTCCCATGACGCCCGCACGCGCGGAACGCGCCCATGTCGGCGCGACGATGGTTTTAGACGCATAGACGTTGATCGTCAGTGAGCGAGAGCTGGCAATAGCGACCATTATTCCCAATCCCCCAACGTAGCGTCATAGGTAATTTCAAACGTGTCGCCGCCATTCACAAACAGCGTGCTGGTGCTGTTGTTGATTTTCAGCCCATTGGGGTTGATCCCATACAGCGCGAGCGGCACGAACAGCGACAATTTGATCTTGTCGCCCTGCGCGGCAGAAGACGGCAGATTAAAAGTGCAACCGCTGCACACTTCATACTGCGTGTTGACCGCGGCGGTAAAAGGCGCGGTCTGCCGACCGCCATTAAGATACGCGCCCGTCGTCACCGAAATCGTAACTTGCGACGGCGTAGTCGCGACACTGATCGGCGCCGTGCCGGCAATCGTCGGCGGGTAATCACGTTCCGGCAGACCCGGTACGTGCATCCCCGCTGGAGTAATCTGGTTGACGAGCCGGGTCATTTAGAAGTCCGCAATCTGCGCAGTCGTCACGATGCCGCCGGCCAGGGTCACGCCTTGCGCGACATAAAGCCGGTCAGTGATAATCAGGCGGAAATTAGAGCCGTCGTACCACACGCGGTAACGGAACCCTGCGGTGATGTCGCCCGCCGATAACGCCGCGCCTGAAATATCGCGTACCACGGAAGTCGCGGCAGTGGTGCCGAACTGAAGCGTCGTGCCTGCGGTATTCGTCAGTCCCGCCTCGAAATCGAAGACGCTGTATTGCGTCAGCGCCGACACGTTTGCGAACGGCAGCGTCTGCGCATTTGCGGACCCGCCGGACGTACCGGCATCGGTCGTCGTATCGTCGAAATCGGTCATCCCCGTCAGGGGAATCGGATTGGTTTCGCTGAGCGTGGTGCCGTCCATATTGTTGAAATTGGTCGGCGTGCAGGCTGTGGTTTGCAGCATCGTGTAGGCGGCCATCAGCGCCGTCGTGAAAAACTGAAAGGTCGTGCCGCCGTCTTTGGAACGGTAAAGCTGCATCTGCGTCGCCGTCACGGTCGCGCGCGGGATCGACGAGATGCGCGTCACCAGGGAACCGTCAGGTCCGGCGACGGCCAGGAGTGCGGTGTTTGTCACGGCGCCGCTATAAGTGCTGTTCGCGGTCGTCGTCACCGCGTCATAGCAACGGCGATACTGCGCAAACGCGGCAGTAGCAGTGATGAAGCTCATGAAACCCCCTAAAGCGCTACGGCAGCCGCTTGCGCTTCCGCCAGACTGAATATCCCCGCCGTTGACGTGACCTGAAGTTGCTCCGCGCCGCCTGAATTAAGCACGGTGAGCGAAATCCCCGTCCCGGCAACCATGACCGACGCCAGATAGCTTTGCAGCGTCGAATTTACCGTCACCTTGACCGTCCCCGAAACACCCTGGTTCGCGTTGATCTGGTTCGCAATATACAGCAGGTCAGCCATGACCTGCGACGCGTCCGCGATCTGACCATTGACCAGGGTATAAGGAAGCGGAAGATTGACGACTGCCATCGTTACGCCGGGTTCTGGTCGTTCATATACTCAAGGTCTTCGGTGCGGAAACGCGCTGGGCCGATCTTGAATTTCTGCCCCAGCGGCCCCGAGAAATAGCACCCCGCTTCTTTATACACCACGGGCTCAGTCCAGTCTATGTTGTAGGTTCTTAAGCCAATTAAGGCTCCAGACCAGTTGGCCGCGCCCCAGATAAACTGCCCCCAGCGGGTCGGATTATTGGGCACGATCGATGCTATGCCGGCGACGCCCTGCGTTGACGAAATGATCTGCGCCAGCCATGGCTGCGCGACCGCACCGAACTGAATATTGACCGTGCTTTCCACGATCGACTTCATAATCATCCCGGTATCCTGGGGAAACAGCGTGGACTGGAGCACGCCGGTCATCTGCTGCCCCAGCTCCAGGTAAGTATCGGTGCTGACCGGATCCACGTTTGAGAAATAAAGCGCACCAGGCAGCCGGTTGGATGCCAGCACGAAGCCGTCGTTCATCGGTACAGCACAGTCGTAGTTGAACGTATGCGGACCGCTCCACTGCATAATCTCGTAATCGAACCAATAGTCGCAAAATTGCACTGAGCCCGTCAGCACATTCGGGACCGTCTGGAGCGAGAGCCGCAGCACCGTGTTGTTGAACGCGGCGCAGACCCGCGACGGCACCTGCGCCTGCTGGAACGGCGAACGCACATTCGGCATCGGCGCAGACGAAATATTGCCCTGAAAGTCAATATTACGAACACCATCGTTCGCCATGAAAGACAGGCCGGTCGGCGTCTGCAAAACCGTGCGCGGCGCGCTACAGCCCACGCCGCCGATGGGGCCGTTCAGCAGCAGATCGCTTGACGCCGCATCGCCCGTAACCTGCCAATAGCCGTAGCTCGACTTGAACGCCATCAGCGCGGCGAGCAAGCCGCCTTGGGTCTGCTGAAGCGGCAAGGTGCCGAGGCTGGTAATCGGCGTGCCAGGATCGCCGCAGGTCAGGAACTGCGTCGCCGCCGACAAGACCACGGGGTTCAGCCCGTCGCTGTAGTACAGCAGGTTGTTGCACGCGTAGTACGCGCGGTTATTGAACTGCTTCACAAAGTTGGGGACGCTTGGGAGATTGTTTATACTTGTATCGCCCGCGTTCCACAGCGGCGCGCTCGGCGTGCCGCCGGTCACGGTGTAGGTCTGCCCAGCCGTCGTGCCGGTAGCGGCCTGTGAAATAGTGATGCTCAAACCGCCGGATGCGATCGAATCGATATAGGTGCCGGATGGGATGTCGGTGCCGGTAATCAGCATCCCAGGCTGCCAGCCGGCCAGCAGCACATTGGACGACAGGCTGTTGATCGTTGTGTTGCTGTTGGTGTTGCCGGTGATCGACGAACTGCTGAAGCTGGAAATGTCAAACCAGCCGAACTTGACCGTACCGCCCGCGAAGCCGGGGTGTGTGACGATAAGGCGTCCGCCTACGCTGTCCATGGTCGGCGGCGTCCACGCGCCCACGGTTGCCTGGGTCGTCGGTGTGTTGGCGTTAGCGACGTTGGAAATGGTGATGAAGCTCAACGTCGCCGTGTCAAAACAGAACGGCTCGTCTTTCTGAAAATACCGCGCGCTGCCGATCATGCCGTAGATGCGCGTGCCGACATTGAACATCACCGACACGACGCTGGGCGAAAGGAAGCCGGGGAACGTCGTCAGCCGGGATGCGCTCGGACGCCCGAGATAAAATCCCGGCGTCGTGATGTCATGCACCAGATTTTGCAGGACGAAGCACATGCCCTGCGGCGCCTGCTCGCCGTCGAGATTGTCGCACAACCCCTGCGGCCGGAACGTGAAAGCGTTGGCGGGAAGCGCGCTTCCCATGGCTTAGACCGTCGTTTTTGTATACGGGAGATTGCGCCCGGGGCCGCGGAAATAGCGCCGGTCAAGCTTGACCTGCATCCCGAAATTTTCCTTGTCGTCCATCATCTTTGAATAGCGCGAGATGGACCCGGGATCGCCCATCGAGCCAAACAGGCGATTATAAAATTCCTGGTAGCGCTTATCGCCCGTGATGCGCATCAGCCCCATCGCTACGCCATCGATCAGGATGTCCTGGTTCGGGAACCAGGGTGTCGTCGTCCCGAACGCCGAAGTCGCGATGTCGTTCGGCTGGTACTGATTACGAATCGTTAGCTGCAAGGTCTGCTGCGCAGGCGGGTAAAACGCGATCTGCGAAGTCGCAAGTGTGGGGCTGCCAGTTGCGTCGCAGCTATAGAAATAGGGATAGTTGGAAATCCCCTGCCCCTGAAACAGACAGTCGTAATCCGACAGCGGGATCTGGGTCAGGTAAAAAATGACGCCATTGACGTTGTAAAACACCGAATGGGTGCGCAAATATCTCGCCCCGCTCAGTACCGGCGTCGCACTCGACGGCAGCGCAAGTAAATACCATGAACCTGCGGGCAGGCCCGGGCCGGTCCCAGTCGCTACACCAATCGTAAAATTCTGGAAGGTATAAGCCGCGGACGGAAAATCGTAATTCTGCGCGAGCGTCTCCAGCCAGCGATTAAGAAGCTGCTGACCCTGCGAAACGAAGCCGGGACACTTGGCGATCTGGCACGCAAGCGTGACAATCTCTGAAGCCGTCTGCGGCATCCATCAGGTCGCCTTCTTTTCCAGGTCCGCGATCAGTTTCTTCTGGTCCTCAATCTGGCGACGCACCTTCGCCAGCGCCTGCTTCTGCGCCTCGCAATTGGCGACATCCCCGGCCACGGGGGTAGGATTCCGGCGCGCTGCATCCTGGTTCGTAGTTTTGAGCTTGATCGTCCCTTCCAGGTTCGCGATATCGTTCGTAATGCTCTCGGCTACGCCTTCCTGCACGATAAGCTGGTTCCTGGCACGCGGGAGTTCAAAGCGCGCGATCTGGCGATCCATGACATCGGCCAGCTTATCAAGCTCCGCCGCCCAGTCCGCGCGCGTCGCGCCAAGCGCGAAGTTGAATTGCAGGCTGACGCTTTTACCATCGCCCAGGTTAGCCTGGTATACCGCGAGGTAGCCGGGCTTACCTTCTTCCGTCACGACGCCACTCATTGACCGTACGCCACACCAGGAGTTGTCAGGTACGCAGGATTGCGTACTGACCCGGCGCCGTAGCTATTGGCGCCGCCGGTAGAATTTTCATGCTTCCAGGTCTGCGAAATGATGTCCCGCAGGGTCGCGGCCAGATCGACCGGCACGTCGTAGGTACGATTGGCGAGGTAAATAACACCGTTGTAGACGACCCGATCGGAATGCGGCGCCACATTGATCGTAATGCTGACCAGCTCGACATCCTTGCGGACATCCTTACCCTTCGACCAGTCGCCGCGCTTCGGCTTCGGGGCCGTCCCACGGCGCTGGAATGTCTCACCGCCGATCGTGATCGTGTCCGGCACGGCGCCGCCGGCCGCCTTGATCTGCTGGTTCAGTTCCTGGAAGAAATTTTTCTTCGTGTCGTCGTCGGACATAGCCGCCCCTTAAGTCAGCAGGAAGGGAGCACCGGAATTGGCGCCCCCGCTATTGAACGAAACCGAATTCCCCGGAATCAGATAAGGGAACCCGAGATTGTCGAGCGCCAGAACGTCACCCGGCAGGATCTGCAAGGTGCCGCGGTTCGGCACGGTCAGAATGTACTGATTGACGCCGCCGGACAGCTTACCGCCAACCGCGACGTATTTCTGCGTCGTCGCGGCCGAATAAGAGGCGCGGTCAAGTGTGATCGTCGTCCCGGTCGCAGTCAGCACGCGCGTTCCCGGCGCGAGCCCCGGACCTGACACCAGCATCCCCGCCGTGATGGCGCTGATCGAGGCCGTCGAGGGCGACAGAAGCGTAAACGATGTGATGCTCGTCGCCCCGTTGGCGGCGATCGAGCCGGTGAAGATGATACCCGCCTGCACCGCGGCGCCGCCGCGATAGCGGACGATCTGCTGGTCGTCGATCACGCCATTGGCGATCGCGGCGAAGTCGCTGATCGAAGTGCCGGAAGTTATCTGGACGGCGGTGAGACCGGCGATCTGGGTCGTGAGCAAGCCGGCAATCTGGCTGGTGCCGAGCTGAAGGACTTTAACGGTCATATTTTACCCCTGCGGTGGACGGGGAGCGCCGAAACGCTCCCCGCACGCGGCCCCCACCTTTACGCGTAAGTCGAACTAAACGCGCTAGAGCTTTCAATTCGCATAAAAAATGATTGATTTTGGATCAGAAAGCCCTCAAAGAACTTCCAAGCGACGACGCGCAACTGGTTGGCCGGATCCGATTTATCGGCTTCCTTGAGATAGAAGAACTTCACATTCTCCAGCTCAGTGATGCCGTACGCACCTTTGCCGATGACGAAGGTGGGATACACCGTCACACCAGTCGCCGGCGCTGCCGGGGGCACCTGCGCCGTGCCGGCCGCGGTGATGATGATCGTCGATCCCGGCGCAATCTGCACCGCCTGCCCCGCCATCGGTCCCACGGTCGGGCCAGACGTGCTGGCGCCCAGGGTCGTCATGGCCGACGAGCTAGTGCCGACGTAGACGTTGTAGGTGTAGCCGGTCGTGGACGGTACGGTCACGGTGATCGAGCCGGTCGGGCCAGTCACTGAGATGCTCGACGAAATCTGGTAAATCAAGCTTTCATACTGAGTCGTCGAAAGCGAGCCCGTGACCTGGATGTAGTAGGTGCCCGTCGCAAGCGTACCCGACGTACCCGGCGAGCCGTTAACGGCGGCGACGCCGGTAAAGGTCGGAATCATATTGGACATCACGAAGCGCAGCCCGCCCCACTCACCCAACTCGAAATTATAGAGCCGATTGATGTCGCTGTACGACCAGGCGGTCGTGATGACGCTGTTCTCGCGCATGTCGGCCGCCACCAGCGGATGTATCATGGCGGTGTAGTGCGGCATGGACCGCGGGCTGGACGACGCGCGGGCGCCGCCCATTTCGGCGTTCAGGGTCGTGTCGGTCTTCTCGGTGCCCTGATACATCGGCACGCCGTTGGTCATCAGCGCGGCGGTCGCGCGGTTGACTTCGTGAGGATTCAGCACGTCGCCGGCCTGGATCAGCGCGCGGCTGCCGCGGCTGTTGACGGTGTTGATCTGCGTGCCGCCCATCAGCCCGTTCATGGTATTGCGTTCGTGCGTTTCCGCGACTTGCAGCGCAGTCAGCTCGATCGCCTTCTGGAACAGGGGGTGCTTGATCGTCAGATTGGCGACATCGGTGACGGTGATCTTGTCGCCCCACTGGAGCGCGTTGCCGACAATCTGCTGGAGCGTCATGGTCTCGCCAACCGGCGGGACGCCTTCCGACAAGGGCGCGAAGGGCAGCGGGACACGGGTGTAGCGAACTGCCGTGTACTGGGTGCCGCTGCCGGGCGGCAGCTTCAACTTGTCGGCAAACTGGTAAGCGACGAGCTGCAACTGCGAGAGGGGCAGCGTCTTGTCTGCGATGTACTGGCTGACATCGGACGGCGCCGCCGCCGTGCCGTATGCGCCGGTATTGAAGCCGCTCGCCTGGTTAACGGCGAAAACGGCGCTGGTCACGCCGAAGCTCAGGCCGCGCAAACGGTTAATTTCGTACGACATAGATTGCCCCCGTGTTGAAGCTTAGATCGCCCAGTCGGCTTCCTCTGCCCGCTGAACGATGGATTTGCCCGTGTTCGCGCGTCCGGTCGAATCGCCGCGCGCTGCGCGCCCCGTATTGCCGCGCGCATCACGCACCCGACGCTGCGCCGCATCCTTCTGCCCCTGGACCCGTTCGGATTTCAGCGTCTGCTCACCGATCAGGTGCGCCAGGATCGCCTCGCGCGGAACAAAAGCGCCGCCGTTAAGCGCGGTCTGGTGCCGACGATCAACTTCGTCGGCGTACTTCTCGAATTGCGGCTTGCGGGTCAGCAGGCGGTCGAACTTGCTCTGATCAGAAGCGCTCTGCGTCATCGCGCGCATCTGCGTGATGCCGTCCTGCGCCGTCTTGGTCTGCTTGGCGAGCTGATAGATCGCCTTCTGGTCATCGGTCATCGCGGCCAGTGCTTCGCGCTCGACGCGATCAGCTTCGGCCTGCGCCGAAGCCTGCTGAGCAGCGCGTGCTGTCTCGCGTGCGGTCGCAGCCGCGGCTTCCGACGCGATGCGCGCCGTCTCGTCGCGGCGCTCAGCGGCGCGGGCCTCGATCGCCCGGCGCTTTTTCTCGGCTTCGGCCTTCGCGGCGTCTACGCCAGCGTCGGCCTCGCCGCCATCCTCGCCTATGGGATCCTGGGCGCCGCTGTCATCGGCAGCGTCATCCGCCGCGTCATCGACCTGATCGGCGGCGTCGTCCGCCGTATCGTCAACGTGGTCTTCAACGTCAGAGGCGCGAATGAACATAGGTTATTCGTCCTTCTTGGACTTTTTGCCGGGATCGAGCACCGCCTGGAGCTTATCGCGCTGCTTTTTGAGCGCGCGTTCTTCTTCGTCCTTGACGATGGCGGGGTCACGCGGAGCGCCGGGTTCGGAATTTTTCATAGCAGGTCCCCTCATGGGATGTGGATGCCAAGAGCCTTAAATCTACAGGTTGTGCGTCAATTCGTCAACCAGCCCTGCGGGGCATCCGGTTTGGGTCTTGAATCTGGTCGGAATGGATTGCGCCGGGAGGCGCTTGCCCGCCGCGCGGCATTCCCGGCTGCGCGCCCGGCCGCGGCGCTCCGGGACCGCCCGGCCCCGCCATTTGTGCCTGTTGCGCCTGCTGTTTCGCCATCATCTGCGCCTGCTGCTTCATGACGTGGACGCGAAGCTGGCCGGTTGGATCGCCGGTCTTCTGCATTTCCGCCATGTGACTCTGGAGATGCTGAACGTCGTTGTCCATCGGGTGGACTTCCGCGATCATGTTGCCGGCCATGATCTGATTCTCAAGCTCAGGGGGAACCGAGAGCTGGTCGCGCGCGTCCACGATGATACGGGCGCCCAGGCGAGGGCCATAGACGTTTTCGACAAAGGCTTCCACGATCGGCGCCAGGTCGATCTTCTTCCCGTTGGGCAACATGCCGCCGAACTGCCCCAACACGTTCAGCCCCGCAATCATCTGCTGGTTCGCTTGCTGCGAGCGCAGCACTTGCGATCCGCGCCACGCAAATTCATAGCGATCGTCCCAGGCGAACGGCGGAACTTTTTCGATCTTCGCCGCGATGCCGTCCTGCCCGTAGACCTTGACCGCCAATTCCACGTCGCGGAACTGCTGGTCGAGTTCAAAAAACATCTGGAGCAGCGGCGTAAAAATATCATCCTCCAACGTCAACACTTCATCGGTGATCGACGCCATCGCGACCATGCTCTCCTGCGCGACCACGGCCTGGGTCTGCTTGCCGCCACTCGATCCCATGGAAATCATCGCGGGATTGAGGCCGAACGCCTGCATGACCTGGCTGCGCGCCTCCGCGACGATCTGAATCGCCTCTTTCCAGAGTTGCGGAAACTCGACGAACTTGGTGTCGTTGGGATTGGTCTGCCAGATCGCCGCGTTCGCCATCACCATCGACGCGAAATTGGGGTTTTTTTCGGGATCGGTCATGATGATCGGCAGGACCGAATACTGCGCGCTGTCCTGCGCCATATTCACGAAGTCGTTCGCCATGTACTGGAGCTGCTCGACCGCATCCACGGGGCTTTTGCCGAAAAAAGAGCCGTCGATACGCTGCCGTGCCTTGGAAATAATTGGGCAGCGGTCGTTCCAGTTAGGATTCACCGTCAAACCGAGACACAAATCCTCGCCGCCGAAGAAAGAGCGCGTCCAGCGCACCTTTTTCTCGATCGGCATCTTGGTCCAGATTTCAAAAATCACATATTCGCGTCGTCCCGCATGGACCCGCACCCCGGCGCTCTCGGAAAGCTGTTTTTTGATGTTGCGCTGGTCAGCAGGGTCGTTCGACTGCGGTTTCTGTGCCAGGACTTTCTCCGCCATATCCTTCGAAAACAGCCCGTCCTTGACCGCGGCACGCAGTCCGGCGTCGCTGAAGTAGATTTTCCGCGCGACAATGGCGTCCGGCGCCGTTTCGATGTCGTCTATCGTCGCCGGCAGCACCACCAGATCACAATCCATAATAATGCTGACGTTGGGAAAGCCCGAAACGACCTTTTCATCCTCTACGTCCGTGAACGTGTCGGTGGGATCGTGGATCCCCTCCTCGACCATGGGGTGTTTCTCGACCTTTTTGGTGATGTAGCGCTCCAGGTCCACCCAATCGACGTAGAGCGAGAACTGCCCTTCCACTTCACCGTTGCGCAACAGCGAGCGTGTCTTGCTGCGCAGGTTGGAACGGCGGACATAGTGATCCATCATGCCGATGATGCCGTGCGGATAGTCGCGCGGGCTCGTCACCAGATCGGTATACCGCCCTGTTTCGGGGAACAGCGTGTTGACGAAGCGCTGCACGCGCGCTTCGATCGCGTCATGCACGATCGGGAGAAAAATCTGGGAATTGCCGGTATACGCCTGGTTGCTCGTCAGCTCGCAATTGTAGACGCGCCAGTAGCGCTGGGTGCAGGTGTTGCGCTCGTTTTTGTCCTGAAATCCCTCAAGGACCGTCTGGTACAGCTTGACGAGCTTGCGCTTGAACCCGCGGGTCTGCGACCAGTCCTTGTTGCGGCTCGCCGCCTTGACATCGGCAAGCGCGGACGGCGAAGTGTCGTCATCCAGCGCAGGCTCGTCGCCTACATCACGGTCGTTTGAGTTCGTGCCTGCCATTATCCGCCCCCGAAGCCCTAGCCGACATGAACTGCCGCCCATCCGGCGTCGTCTGCCAGTTGATCGGGCTCGCCGCGGCGCCCGGGAGATTGCCCTGAAGCATCCGCGCGAAACTCTCGACCCCTTGCATAAGGGTAGCATAGTACCCGGCATCAGGGAAATCGCTCAAGATACCCGACCTGTCGAGCCCCCGAGCGTAGCCCTGCGCCAGCCCGTTGATCGTCCAGCGCGCGGATTTGTTGGCGAGAAACGCCGGCTGGTGCAGCGCGAGCGACCGCAGGCTTTCGGCCAGCGCGCCCGTGCAGCCTTCCGACTTGGGGCCGTGCACCATCTCGATCCGGCGCCGCTTGGCCGCGCGCCCCAGCCCCAGATTGTTGAACTGGTCGAACTGTTCGGCCGGCGCGAAGAACTTGAGCATGGTGTGTCCATCGGCCGCCTGAAGCGCCGATGTCAAAACCTGCTCAAAAGCCTGGTCAACGTCGCCCTCGACAATCCAGTCTGCGTAGACCCTGAAGCAGCGGTTGACGTACTGCACCAGCGCGCCCGCGGTGTGGTTGGGCGCACAATTGACCGCGAGATGCAGCGGCTGCTGCTTGTGCGGGCGCAAAGAATCGGGCGCGATATGCGCCACGCCGAAGTCGTCGTAGACCGGCTTGCCGCCGCCGACGCGCAGGACGTAAGCGAGCGCGTTGAGCACGTCCTTAAGCCCGCTCGGAAAATTCAATATCTCCGTTTCGAGATCCGGGAACTTGTCGCATAGCAGGATTTCACCGGCCTCGAAGAAGGGTTGCAGGCCACGAATGAACTGGTCCTTGGACTTGTCGCGCGGCGCGCGCACCGGCAGCAGCGGAAGCACACTCCCCCGCGCCACCATCGCCTGCCGCAGCGGCTGCATGAGAAATTCCTCCAACCCATCTTTCTCCACCACGATCCAGGTCGGCGTGAACGCGTCGTCGAATTTGAACAGAGTCTCGACTATCTCGGACGGCATGTGATAGGCGCCGTACGCCTGGCGCACATGGAACTTGCGGCCCATGCGGCTGAAGACCACGTAGCCGGTGCGTGCGCTCTTGCTGCCGACCGTGCGCGCCGGGTCGCAGACCACGATCGACGGCACGAACGCTGCGACCGGCGCCGCATGGATGATGTGATGCTGCTGGAACGGCTTCAGGCTCGCGTCCTCGCTGCGGCACAGGTACTCCTGCACGAAGCCCTGCAATTCGCCAACACCCGCCATGTCCGACCTGATCTGCGCGACGCGCTCCAGGGGATAGCGTGACGGCCACAGCGAGCGCTCCCACTGTTCGGGCTCGGTCACCGCCGGCTCGACGATCGGATAGGTCCGCACGCTGCCGGGGTGCGCCGCCGCCAATGTCTCCAGCCACGCCTTGGGGTGCAGGGGCGTCCCGGCGACGCGCTTCGGGCAACCGGGGATGCACGCCTGGATCAGCGAGCGCGTGACCCACGCCTTCAGCTTCTCGCGCTGCGGCTCGGTCGCGGTATTTTCCTCATCCTCCAGGTCGTCGATGAACAGGAAGTCGGGCCGCTCGACCACGGCCTTGGACCCGCGGAAGCTCTGGCGCGCGCCCAGCGCCTTGAACCTCACGCCGTTGCGCAACACCAGTTCGTCTTCGTTCCAGGTATTGCCGTGCTGCTCCCCGAACAGCTCGATCAGCATCTGGTTATTGTCCAGTTCGTGCTTGATCGAGGCGATGCGCTCGCAGGCGCGCGGGTGGGAGTTGCCCACGATCAGCGCGTAGTTGAAGCGCTGGAAGCAGGCCATGGCCGACATGGCTTCCTCGATCCGCGTCGATTTGGCGGCGCCGCGGAACGCGCGGATGATGAGCCACTCCATCGGGCTCCAGATGTCGCGGATCAGCTCGTGGTGGAATTCCGGCGTCGCGTTGCTGTGCCGCGCGCTGAACAGGACTTCATGGCACAGCACCGGATCGGCCAGCAGCTTGGCGAGGACTGTCTTTAAATTCTGGTCTGTGTCTTCGCTCATACCCCGCGCCCCGGACGCCCGCGGGGGTCGCCATCCGCTTCGATCTGGTCTTCCATGCACATCAGCTTATGCTGCGCTTTAACGAGATAGTATAGCACTTCGCCGCTGTCGGCCTGACTTGACGCAAAGAAAAACTCGCCGTCCTCGCGGCGTCCGACAATCACAACCGCTGTCAGACCATATTCCGCTGCGGCTTCAAGCGCTCTGTCCGGCGACGTGTCGTTGGTAGTGACGAAAGGGCCGCGAACCACGTCGCCCATCAGCCGGCCGCCTGCTGGACCGACCAATGCGCCGGGGTGTCGATCACCGCCGTCGCGACGATGCGCCCCCGCTGCGGACCCTGGAGCGCGTTGGCGATGAACTGCTCGGCTTCGTCTCGGGTGCGCATCGGCACCTCGCGCACATAGCGCTCGAACCGGATGACGGCGTGATATGGACAGCTTGACGCGAGCCTCGGTGCGCGCATGTGATTCCCCATTCCCCATTCCCCCTGTCGCCCACCGATGGTAGGCGCGTCTCAGCCGAGGTTGAAGACGTTTTTGATGTTGCGGGCGAAGTAGCTGCCCACGCTGGAAGCGTTCAGCAGGTTCTGGAATTCGCCGTTGGGCACGCCGACGTAGCGGTACATGCGGCCGTTGTTGAACTGGACCTGGAGCATCTTGGTGCTCTCGTCGTAGCCGACGGCGGCGATGTTCGACGAAGCGACCGGGACCATTTCCATGTTGCGTAACTCCGGGATGATTGCGGGAGTTGCACAATAGCAAAACGGCGCCGGATGTTCAACCCGACGCCGCCTGCTGCCACAACCTAGAAGGAGAACGATGTCCATCAGGGACGGGGGAATAGTAGCGCAGCGGGCTGGGGATGCAAGGAAGAAGTTCAGTGTCAGAATGACGAGGTAGCTTCGTGGGGGAATAAAATTTAAAAAATGCGCCGCGGTTTGGATGTGACATACAAAATTTATCTCTTGCCCTGCCGCGCGCCGGCCAAATCCCGAGTTGTTGCATGTCATTCGCACCATAACCTATTTTATTCAATGATATCAAGGCGCGTCATTATGACATGGCGTCTCGCCTGGTCGGCGAGCAGCTCGAATTGCATTTGCGGGCTTAAAAACGGGAAAAACGCGTTATAATGTTGTTATCCGCCAATTTATTTTGTAATAAAATAATAAAATGAACTAACTACAAAATGGGGTACCCCATTGAAAACATTGAAGAAAGTACCGGGTCGGCAGTCGAAACAATTTTGTTGGGTGGATCGACCAAGGCATTGAAAACAAAGGGACATTATGACAAAGACCAGTGAGTAGTGACTATCTATGTGTTTAAATATAAGCATATATATATAGCGAATGATGCGTCATGGTGAGGTATGACATAATGACACTCCTACCAGCACCTCCGCCAACCTGACAATACCTCACCATGACGCCGTATCGCCTACAACTTCTCTCCCTCTTGTTCGGAATAGATACTCACCAGCCAAAAATAAGCGATTTATCTAGCCTCCTCAAGCACATAAACTATCCACGTCATTCTGACACTTAGCTACTAGGTACCTCACCATGACGTATTATGCTTGCGCAATACTTCACCATGACGTATTATACTGCCGCTATCACCTAGCCGAGCACCTCAAACCAAAGGCCAACACCTCATGGATAAGACCGAAATTAGGGCTATTCGGGAGCGTTTACGCATGAACCAAAGCGAGTTTGCGGAGGCAACTGGGGCCAGTTTATCGACCGTACAGCGCTGGGAGTCCGGTGTGCAACACGTCACGGCGAGGTATATCAAAGCGATTGAGCGCGCCCAAGACCTGACGCCAATTAGGCAATACTATTTAATCGACCCTTACGCCAAAACTTTTAGCCTGGTCGATAAGGCCAGAGCTGAACACCCTGACAATGCGCCGCTCTACAATGACAAATTCGTGGTGGTCTGTGTCTATTGCCCGGGGTCGCTTATGGAGTGGTCTGCTCCGCCGAAGGGTGGCGCCGCGCCGGCCGACACTGGCTATCCGCCCACGGTGGACACGCGCTGGGATCCCGCATGGGGCCCACTCCCCAAACCAGGCACCTAAGATTACAACCATGTAACTTTCCCCATTATGCGTCATTCTGACAATATCACGCCTGTAAGCAACTTGAACAAGGAGGATTCCATGCAACGCCTGATCGCCACTCCCGACCACGGCACACAGCGCCAGCCCGCGCCCAACCATGCTTTTGAGCCTGTGGTCGATAAGGCGACGCGCCTGGAAGATCAGTGCGCGCAATTCTACCCGATGGCAGGCGAGACGATCGCCCAAACCGTCATGATGAAAATAGAAGGCGCGCACCACCCGGACAACATCGGCACCAAGCAAGGCGCAACGTCACGTTATGCGGCATACTAAAGGGTACAGCCCACTAGCGCGCGGGGTGCGCGTATCGGCCGCGGCGGAAGCCGGCCGCGTGATCCTGGACTGGGATCATGCGCTGGACCCGGATGAAAACCACAAGCGCGCGGCGAAGGCGCTGGCCTTTAAGCTGAATTGGAACGGCGACTACGTGGGTGGGCATCTACCCCAAAAGAACGCGCATCATATGTGCTTCGTGCGCCAGGACCGCGGCATCTCGCCGGAATTCACCATCGCGGAGCGGTAGAGATGCGCCCGCAAAAACTAGCACCCCGGGTCTGCGACAACTGCACCGTTGAGCTGACCGTGGCCGAGCGGCAGGCGTCGCCCTTGCTTGCCTGGTGCGAGCACTGCCTGGACGAAGCCGCCCGGCGACGCCGGGAACCGATCGCTAACCCCGAAACGCAGGAGTAACCAGGATGGACGGAAAAACCATAACCGAAACGGTCCTGGCCGAATTTTACAGCCGCGACGACCGCCGGGACGTGCAGCTCGTCAAGCGCCAAGCCGACAAGGCGCCCTGGTTCGTCATCCGGTACAGCGACGTTGGGAACATCCTGGGCTTCAATGATGAGGCGCAGGCGCGGGAGGCTTACCGCCGTCTCGCTTTCCAGGCGCAGAACCCCTAACTTCACCTCAACAAAAGGACTAAACACATGCTCGCATATCACGGGAAGTCAGAACTGAAAGCCGCTATTGTTGCGGACCTGGAAGCCCACAAGGCCGCGGATAAGCTCATTCACGGTAAGTACTGGGAAAACGGCAAAGGCTGCGCGGTTGGCTGTACGCTCAACGCGGTCAAGAACCACCAAGGGCTGTCGCACATCGATCATGCTGCGCATAAACTATATGAAAAGCATCTAGGGATTCCCATTGCGCTTGCGCGCTTGGAAGATACGATTTTCGAGCGTTTGGCTAACGGCGAAGCTCAGGAATGGCCCTTGCGGTTCGCACGCGCTATTGAGCCCGGCGCCGATCTGTCCATGGTTATGCCGCGCCTGCTGTTTTGGATTTTGTCCGAACGGCTTCCGCAGCACATTGACAAGGAAAAGCGCCCGAAGATCTGGCAGGCTGTTGCTGATATTGCGGAACTGTACCGTGAGTGGTGCGAGGGTGAAGTTAAGCCTAGCCGCGAGCGTTTTGTAAAAGCGCGAAACGCCGCCTACGCCGCCTACGCCGCCGACGCCGCTGCCTACGCCGCCGCCGCCTACGCCGCCGCCTACGCCGCCGCCGCTGCCTACGCCGCCGACGCCGCCGACGCCGCCGCCTACGCCGCCGCCTACGCCGCGCGTAAGACAGAAATCCGCTTGATTGCGGACAAGCTCATTGAGTTGTTGGAAAGTGCGCCGACATGATTCGCTTAACAGGATTACGCCTGGGCGCCGCTGCGATCGCTACCTTGCTGGGTGGACATATCGCCTGGGTCTTCGCGACCGACACCCATCTGGACCCGTGGGCGCTGTTGCTCGCCGGCTTCACCTTCGCCTTTCTGGCGCTGATCGCTCTCTTGTCGGTATTGGATTGACCCTATGACCCCGGATGAACACCCCCACACTTACCGCGCCGACCAGGCGCGCGCCATCATCCGTAACGCCGATCGGAACCGGTTCGTGTTCTGGTGGGAAGGCGTGCATGTGCGCGGCCTTTCAATGGCCGATTACGAGCTGTGGAACACAAGCACGGTCGAGGATGCTCAACACATCATCTTCAGCACCTGCCGCATTACCAGCCTCGGCCAGCTCGAAGATCAGTGGGTACCGTGGGAGAAACCAAGCGCGCCGCAGAAACGCTGGGACAAGCTTTATTTCGCCTATATGTTGTGGCTGGGAGTGAAACCATGAAACCCGCATTACTGAAAGAAATCCGTGAGCGGCTGGGCCTGACGGTGAGCGAGTTTGCGCATATACTGGGTGTGATGCCGCGCACCTATTACCGGTACGAGTCCGCGAAGACGCGCGCCCCCTTGACGGTCGAGCGCCTTATCGTTACGTTGCTCAAGTGCCCCAATGTGCTTAACGAGTCGATCGCCGCCGCGCGGCAGGATCCGAAGCAATGACCCCCTCCCCACCTGAAGATCAAGGAACTGGCGGAAAAGGCCGCACCGGGACCGTGGACTTCTGAACGCCAAGACGAGGCCAATGCGCTTTTGGCAATTTATAAGGGGCGCGAGGAAGGCAAACAAACCGTTATCGAGCAACTTGAAAGCGAACGCGACGAGGCCAATGAGAGGGTGGCGGTGTTGTGGGAGGCGCTGAAGGAAATCGCGAAAGGAGAGGGCGCGTTTAATCGCGACCCATTTGTACATGCCTGTAATGTCGTTGAGGAAGCAAAGGCAACGGCCAATGCCGCCCTCACCTCCCTCCCCGCAGCCGCCAAGGCGCTGGTGGAGAACCAGAGAACGCCGGGGTTTATCGAAGTGTGCAAAGTGTGTGGGGCGCAAAAAAGAAACAAGCAGCAAACTTGTTACGCAGAGGAGGAAGGCTGGTCATACGAACCAGAGAACTGCCCCCTCCGTTCGCAGCAGGGGAAAGGAACCCAAACATGAAGTTTGAAATCAAAGCGCGCTTCAGCGGCGCAACGCTGTTCACCGCCGAACTGGATGCGAAGTTCGATAGCTCGTCTGACGCGGTGAGACTGGGCGAAGCCGTCAAAGCGGCCTACAAAAGCGGCGCGTACCTGCGCGGCGCGGACCTGCGCGGCGCGTACCTGGGCGGCGCGGACCTGCACGGCGCGGACCTGCACGGCGCGGACCTGGGCGGCGCGTACCTGCGCGGCGCGGACCTGCGCGGCGCGTACCTGCGCGGCGCGGACCTGCGCGGCGCGGACCTGCACGGCGCGGACCTGCACGGCGCGGACCTGGGCGGCGCGGACCTGGGCGGCGCGGACCTGGGCGGCGCGTACCTGCGCGGCGCGGACCTGGGCGGCGCGTACCTGCGCGGCGCGGACCTGCGCGAAAACAAAACCCTTAAACTGGTTGGCAAGCAACCAGTCCTGCAAGTTGGCCCCATTGGCTCTCGCAACGATTTCGCGCTGGCTTTTATGACCGACGCCGGGCCTTACGTGAGAACTGGGTGTTTCTTTGGTTCGCTGGATGAGTTCCGCGCCGCCGTCGAGCGCACGCACAAAGGCACACCGCATGGGGCGCAGTACATGATGTTTATCGCCATGATCGAGGCGCATCGCGTCTTGTGGGCGGATGAGGCGGAGCAGCAGGGGAAGGTGAACACATGACCAAGAAATTGACCAAACCCAAGTCGGCAACCAAAACGATCCGGGTTATTGCTGTGGACGGCGATGCTGTCCGTAAACTCATGGGGTATACGATACGAGAAGCGCGGACAAAACGCGGGCTCACGCAAGATCAGTGCTGCGTGATTTTGGGGGTGGGCCGCGCACAGCTTGCCAACATCGAATTGGGGCGCAGCTTTTTATCGGCGGAATCTCTGGTACATGCCATCGTCAACTTTGATCTGACGCTGAATGCCGAGTTCTTTGGAGCAAAGCCATGACCGCAGACATAGAGGCGATCAGGAAGCGGCATCAGGCGTTGCAGCACAAGCTCGACGCATGGATTTCTCAGGCATTACCAGACGTTCCATTGGCCGTAGAAGCGCCCTGTACCATCAATGATGCAGGTGATGCCCACTCCGACCGCGCCGCCCTCCTCGCCACCCTGGACGCCATGACCGCGCCTATCGACATGGTGTTGTTCTGTCCGAAGTGCGGCTATCAGCACATTGACGAGCCCTCGCCGGATTGGAGCAACCCGCCGCACCGCACGCATATGTGCCTCAATTGCGATTATCTCTGGCGCCCAGCGGACGTTCCAACCAACGGCGTGAAGGCGATCAAGACCAAGGGCAAAGCGGACAGTCCACCAGTCAAGAACCCCCAGGCGAAGGAGTAGAGACGATGGCCACTAAACCACGAGCAACCGTCGTTGTTGCTGCATATGACCCCGACGTATCGATGCTGCACCCTCTGAACAATGAGGACTTGGCTGAAATTGGAAACTACGTCGAGAACGAGTGGATGACAAAGCACGGGTTCTATGAGTCAGCAATGGCGCTCTACAACCTTTGTGTCCGCATCGGCAAGGCGCAGGCTGAAAACCCGCAGGACATGGGACCGAAAGAACGGGCGGCGCGGCAGGAACAGACGTTGAGGAGTCAGAAGCCATGACCACCCCCAAGCCCACGCGAGAGGAATTGCTGGAGGCCCACTACGCTGTTCGCGTCGAGCGCGTTCCGGGAGGTTGGTACAACGGCAAACCTGACGGCTGGTTTCTGTCCGACGACTCCTGGCGTGCTGTCAGGATGATCCTGGATTCCCACGTGGAGATGCTTCAGCCCTCCCCTGCGCCAACTATCGACCCGGATCGTCTTGCGTTTATTCGCCAACGGTCAGCAGTGCTAAATAGTCGCCATCAGGACGCCCGATCTGACGCTCACGAAGCCCGCGCGCTGCTGTCGGAAGTTCTGCATTTCCTGACCTCCCCCGCGCCAGAGCCGAGCCCGCAGGCGGCGGTCACGCGGGAGGATGTCTGCGCGCTGGACATAATCCTTCAGTGGTATCGAACGTTGCGGCCACGGGGCAAGGAGAGCCTTTCGCTAGAGAATCTCCACACCTTGTCAAAGAACCTAACTGTCGCAACCGCGATGGCGACTGAAGATGAAATCGCCAAGGTCTTAGCGGCGTCCATGCCACTAAGAAGGTCTTACGCAGAAACCGCACGCGCCCTGCTTTCCCAATTCGTAGTCCTCCGCAAGCCGCAGGGTGGTGTGTGATGGCCCGCTATAAGTATGTCGTTTTTCTAGTGCTGGCACTCATTGTGGAAATGTTCGCGATCCCGCCTGCCTGCACCTACTACGATTTGTATTTAGAGCACTGGAGTCGTGTTGGCGCTGAAATGAGGAACCCATGACCAAGCCCACCAGCGCGGAGTTGCGCGTAAAGCCCATGACGCCGAAGCAATTAACAGTGCTCAAGCTTGAGCAGCGCCATCGTTATGAAACGTTGACAGCACAGGGCTATGAGATTCCTTGGCAGCACGAAACAATTGAACGACTTCTCGCCACCATAGACCACCTCTCTACAGGGAGGGATGCGGTGCTGGAAGAAGCGGCCCAGCTAGTCGAGGCATCGCTGGAATTTTCTTACCCGGTGCCCCGCCAAAAGCTGGCTACCAAAATCCGCGCCCTCAAGGCTGGGGACAGTAAGGATTAAGATGAGCCAGGACCCCAAAATCAGCCAGGAAGACGTTGATCGTTTCTTCAGCGGGATCACCGTGGAGCCGGTCGATTTGAAACTGAGCGAAGTTTTGCCGGCGGCGCGGCCGGTAAAGGAGACGGCGCTGGACCTACTCAGACTGTGGCAGGAGAAGCTCACCAAGGGCGGCCTGACGGAATGGGCTTTGCAGATGCTCTGCTACGCCGAGAATATTCACTCGCGCCTGGTGACGCTGGACGACCGCCTGTTCGTCGCCGTGAACCTGATCCGCTATGTGATGGCGAACCTTCCGCCCGACTGGCTGCTATGGAACGAAGACAAGATCCGCGAGTCGGAGAGGCTCAGGCAGGAATGGCGCAGCCAGGTTGGGGGATGCCTTTGATCATCACCCTGGATTTTGAAACGCTCTGGAGCGACGACTACACCCTTTCTAAGATGACCACGGAAAGTTATATCCGTGACTCACGTTTTAAAGCCCATGGGGTAGCGATCAAATTCGACGACGGCCCAACAACGTGGTTTCTGCCAGCTATCTTAGAGGTTCCGCGGGTGCGAGCGGCGTTGGAACAAAGTGCCGTGTTATGCCACCACGCTCAATTCGATGGGCTTATCCTTTCTTACCACTTCGGCATCCGACCAGCGCTTTGGTTGGATACACTTAGCATGGCCCGTATCGCACTCCCGCACGATCGACACAGCCTGGACAACCTCTCTAAAATCTTCGGCCTGCCGGGGAAAATGCATCAAAACCTGGCTGACGTTAAAGGTGTTCAATTTCCAAGCTGGCAGCAGATGCAAGCCCTAGGAAAAATGAGCTGCGACGACGCCGACAAGACCTATTATATCTTCCAGCAGATCAAGGACCAGATCCCCAACGACGAGTTCCGGGTGATCGACATGACCATCCGCATGTTCACGGAGCCGGTCTTGCGCCTCGACGAACCCCGGATGCGGGTCTATCACGGCGAAGTGGTGAAGGCGAAGACCGACGCGCTGGCGGAGCTGGGGCTGACCAAGAAAGATTTGGGCAGCGACGAGATTGTCGCGGCGAAGTATCGGGACCTGGGCGTCGAGCCGGATACCAAGGTCACGGCGAAGGGCAACACCAAATTCGCTTTCGCGAAGACTGACCAGTTCATGCGCGACATGCTGGAGGATGAAGACGAACACGTGGCGGCGCTGACCGCGGCGCGACTGGGGGTCAAGTCCACACTTAACGAGACCCGCTGCGAGCGGCTGTTGTCCATGAATGCCCGTGGCCCGCTAGCGGTCTATCTCCGCTACTGCGGCGCCCATCCGACCCGCTGGTCCGGCGGGGATTCCCTAAATTGGCAAAACTTCCCCCGGAACGAAAAGGATGGGCGCCCCGGCGAAATAAGAGCGAGCATCATGGCGCCGCCGGGGCACAAGATCGCAGTCTGCGATTTATCCCAGGTCGAGTGTCGCGTGTTGAATTGGCTTGCCGGCCAGCATGACGTGGTTGCTAAATTTGCTAATCGCGAAGATCCGTATATTGGAATCGCATCTAAGTTCTATGGGCGAGAAGTTTATAAGCCCCAGAAAGACGATCCGTTGCGCGCCGAAATGGAAAAAATGAGAGGTACCGGAAAACAGCTAGAATTGAGCTGCGGATACGGCGCTGCGGCAGCGTCGATCATCGAAACAGCTAAGCGCGGCACCTATGGGCCGCCTGTCTATTTGACAGAGGAAGAAGGCGAGCGCGCCAAAAACCTCTACCGATCGACTCACCGCGCCGTTGTCAATATGTGGTATCAGACCGCTGAAATGGCGCTGCGGGTCCTGGAGGAACGCGGGCACATGACCTGGGGACCCCTGGAGATAGACGACGGGGCGATCTGGTTGCCCAGTGGGCTGCCGATGCCTTACGATGCGTTCAAGCGGAATGAGCACGGGGAAGTGCTATGCCTGATCCGGGGCCGCTGGCGAAAGATGTGGGGAACCAAGCTGGTCCAGCATGTGTGCGAGGCGCTCGCGCGCACGATCATTTCACAGGCGATGCTCAGGATCCAGGCCAACGGCTACCAGCCGCGCAATACGACGCACGACGAGCTTTGGGTAGTTACGCCGCTTGACGACACTAACGTTGTTGCGTATCTTGAAAGCGAACTTCGGAAAACGCCCACCTGGGCGCCGGGGCTGCCACTGGACGCGGAAGGGACGGAAGGGGAGAGGTATGCGAAGTGATCTGATTGACGTAGCGGCGCATAAGAAAGCCGAAACAGATAAAGCTTTTTTATTGTCCACTTCGCGCCGCGATAGAACTGGAGAACCTATCTATCAATGGGTTCCCAAGTCGCAGGTCGAGTATGATTCTCAATTTAAGACATATACAATGCCCAAGTGGTTGGCACTCGACAAAGGGTTCGTCTAGTGATCTTTAGCTACACCCTGATCGACACCTTCCACAATGTATGCCCAAGACAGGCATACGAACGCTGGTGGCTCAAGATCCCTGTGCCGGATAGCCCTGAGATGCGGGAGGGCAAGCGCGTCCACAAGGCCCTGGAGAACCGCTTGGGGCTGCGGCGTGGGATGCAGTTACCCCCCGACCTTCAACACCTGGAGACGCTCTGCGGCTCCTTCGCCGCGAAGGAAGCGGCCGGCGCCGGGCTCAGCACTGAGTTAAAGGTGGCGGTCGATCGCAAGCTGGAGCACTGCGGCTTTTTCGACAACGACGCCTATATCCGCGGCGTGCTCGACATCCTGCTCCGCGGCCCGTCTTATGCGCTGATTTTCGATTGGAAAACGGGCAAGAATCGGGAGGCCGGGAAGGAGCCGCTCCAGCTCATGCTAAGCGCCGCCTACGTGATGACCGAGCTGAAACACATCGATAGCGTCACGGCGGCGAACATCTATACGACCAATGGGCAGATGGGCACGCCGCACACCTGGACCCGCGCCGAGCTGCCGACGATCTGGCGCACCATCGTCCCGATGATCGATGAAATCGAAGAAGCCGAGAAGCAGGGTCCGCGTGGCTTCCCGGAGCGCGTAAGCGGCCTTTGCGCCTGGTGCCCGGTTTTTGCTTGTCAGCATAATAGGGCGCCGCGCTAATGCCAACATTACGCGAATGGATGCTGCACTTCCCCAGCGACTGGACGCCCGCGCAGGCGCACGGGTACTGCCAGGACGTGACGCTGATGCTGGTCAACGCCAGCCTGCCGATCATGCACGCCGTAGGCCCGGAACGTGCCTGCGCTTGCCTGCTGACGGCGGTGCTCAACATCGTGCGCGCCAACCCGGTCTATCACGAAGACATCAAGAACGTGATGGCGTCGGTTTATGACCTGATTGACCAGATGGACCCCTTCAGAGGCGCGGCCAAAACATGACCACCGCCCACGCCAAGCTCTGCGGCGCGATCTGCGAGTTCTTCAAAAAGAACGGGATCTGGTATGTGCGCACCAACAGCCAGGGCTATGGCCGCAAGGGCATCCCGGACATTTTGGCGTGCTACCAGGGGAGCTTTATCGCGATCGAGGCCAAGGTGGCGCCGGACAAGCCGCAGAAGTGGCAGGAGCGCGAGCTGGCGGCGATCAGGGCGGCTGGGGGGAAAGCGCTGGTGATTTATGATGTAGCTGAACTTGGTCGGTTAATGCCTGTGCCGGTTAATTGGACGACGTGGCGTCCGGTCGATTTTATGCGCGATTCGTCGTTGGAAGTTAAAACCACAGATGCGTAATTTGGGCGTTGCTATCGCCGGGGGGCACGGCAACGAAGATGGCGCGCGGCTGTTGTCCACGCCGCCGGAAGCCGTGATCGCGCTGCTCGACGTTGAAGACGAGTATATGCCGCGTGTCATTTGGGAACCCTGTTGTGGCGTCAAAGCTATCGCTAATGTGCTGACGAAGCATGGGCGTGCTGTAGGATGTACCGATCTGCACGACTACGGCGTCGGCGCGATCATTCAGGATTTCTTGAAAGCGCCCACCGGGCATTTTCTGGGTGGTATCGTAACAAATCCGCCGTTCCCTTTAGCACGCCAGTTTATCGAAATTGCTGTGGCGCGCTGTGATTACGTCGCGATGCTGCTGAAGCAAACCTACTACAATGCCGGGAAGCGCGTCGCTTTCTTTCACCAGCATAAGCCGACGATGATCTATCCTATGGCCTTCCGGCTCGACTTCACAGGCGGCGGCAATCCGACGATGGACTGCATGTGGGTAGTTTGGGATAAGAAGCGCGGGCCGCTGGCTCGCTTCCAGCCTTTAGAGAACCCATGTTCCTAAATGAAAAACACAACGTCGTCGTCTACCCCAACGTCAACAGCGCCCAGCTCAAGGCGTCGATCGTCTCGACCATCCCCCTGGACGATCGCAATGCCGCGATCCCCTACACCATCCAGGACATGCAGCTTGCGCGGCTGATGGGCCTGCCGGCGCTGTCACCGATCGAGCGCGACTACGACTGGCCCAGCGCCTTCCCAAGCGGGCCCCGGGCGCACCAGCGCGTCATGGCGTCGTTCATGACCCTACACCCCCGCTGCAACAATCTCTCGGCCATGCGCACCGGCAAGACCATGGCCTGCGTCTGGGCCGCCGATTACCTGATGCAAGAGGGCCTGGTCGATCGCGCGCTCGTCATCTGCACGCTGTCCAATATGGAACGCGTGTGGGACAAAGAGATTTACCGGCATATGCTGGCGCGGCGCAGAGGTGTCATCCTGCACGGGTCCAAGGAACAACGCCTGGCGGCGTTGAACCAGGACGCCGATTTTTACATCATTAACCACGATGGTATTAAAGTCGGCTCCAAAAAGGGCCTGCGCGGATTCGAGCCCGGCGAGCTGGCGAAGATCATTGCCGAGCGCACCGATATAGATTTGGTGATCGTGGACGAAGCTACCGCTTTCAAGCTGTCCTCGACGGCGCGGTTCAAGTCGCTGCGCTTCATCGTCCAGAACAAGCCTTATGTATGGCTCCTGACCGGCACGCCGACGCCGAACGCGCCCACCGACGCCTGGGCGTTCCAGAAGCTGCTGCGGCCGATGCAGACCGAGAGCTTCATGAACTTCCGCGAGCGGACCATGATGCGCGTCAGCCAGTTCAAATGGATCCCCAGGAAGGAAGCGCCGGAACTGGTCGCCAAGTTTCTCCAGCCGGCGATCCGGTTCAGCCGCGAGGACTGTATCGACATCCCACCGATTCAGATCGAACAGGTGGAATGCGAACTGTCGCCCACGCAGCAGAAAGCCTACGACACGATGAAGAAAGACCTAGCGCTGTTAACCGCCAGCGGGCAGCGGATCGACGCGGTGAACGAAGCCGTATTACGGATGAAGCTTATCCAAATTTCCTGTGGCGCCGTGTACGGCCCCGACCGGGACGTGCATCTGACCGACGCCAAGCCGCGCCTGGAGCTGCTGCTGGACCTGTTGGAAGAAGCCGACAGCAAAATACTGGTTTTCGCCCCCTTGACGAGTGTAGTGAACTTGCTATATCGTGAAATAAAGAAGGCGGGGTATTCCGCCGAATTGATCACAGGAGCCGTTAGTGCCAAAGCGCGCAGTAAAATCTTCCAAGCGTTCACCGAAACGCCGGACCCGCACGTCATCGTCGCAGACCCCGGAACTGTTGCTCACGGTCTGGACCTATGTGCGGCTTCTACCGTCATCTGGTTCGGCCCGACTGACAAACTGGAGACGTATCAGCAGGCCAACGCGCGGATTGATGGAACAAACCAAAGACGGAAAATGGTTGCGTTTCAAATTGCAAGTACCGCTGTCGAGAAAGAGATTTACCGAAGGCTCGACGAAAAGCGGACGCTCCAAGGCTTAATTCTGGACATGGTGAAGAAGTGAGCAATCGCAAACAACGCCGTGCCGCCGCTGCCCAGCATCTTCCCGAACTGCCGGAAATGCCGAACATCAGCGGGACGCAAGAAAGCTGCGCCAATTGCCGCTTCAGCCGCAATGAGGAATGGCGGCGCATTGTGCATCTGCTGCGCCTGCCGGCCCCCGTCGATGACGAACTGTTGTGTCTTGCCGATCCCGGCGGTGGCCGCAGCATAAAGACCTACGGGTGGTGCGCCCGCTACGCACCGAAACTCAATGGATAGCAGCATGGCCTATACCGCCGAGCAGATGATTGAGAAATACATCTCGATCCGCGACCAGATTAAAGACATCAGCGAGAAG